GACGACAAGCGAAATAAAATTTTCGTGTGTCCACGATTCGAGCACAGGGACATTAGACTGGTAGAGCCGAAATGTGACCGCTGTGGAGCAGAAGCACTAAAGGCAATTATCGAGGTCAACTCCGTATACTCTATCGGTATTCCACAACCTAAACGAGTTATCTATGGCGAAGGTGAGGTTATCTGGAAGGCAGGCAAGTACAAACCAAATTTACTTTATGGATTTTCCCCTATCTATTCCGTATGGAGCAAGGCTATGTCTTTGTCCCACATGGATGAGTATATCAGAAAGTACTTTGACAAGATGAGACCACCACGAGGCTTGCTGGTCATATCCTCAAGAAACTATGAGACATTCAGAAAGTCATGGGATGTACTTGAACAGAAGGCACAGGAAGATCCTTACATGATACATCCTCTATTGGTAGAGAATGACAAGGGCGGAAAGAACCCTGCACAATGGCTGGACTTTACTGGATCACTCAAGGAGTTGGAATTTATCGAAGTCAGAAAAGAACTAAGAATGATTATCGGTGCTGTCTACGGTGTACTGCCATTCTATTACGGTGAAACCCCTGCTGGATGGAGTCAGGAAGGACTACAGGTTACGATTACAAACAGGGCAGTAAAGTTCGGACAGGACATTCTAAAGAAAGCCTTCTTTACAAAAATCAGCAAGATGTTAAACATTGATGATTGGGAATTACAATTAAAAACTGGTGAGGACACTGACAAACTTAGAGACTTGCAACAGGATGGAATTGAAATCCAGAACATGATGATGCTGCAACAGATGGGCTTTGACATTACAAGAACCCACACAGGTGAGTTTAAGGTGAGCAAGGAAACCGCCTTGACAGCAGAGATGATGTTTGGAATGGGTGCAATCAATGGAAACATGAACGGTGCAGGAAAGGGAAAGCCTGCCACACAGGAGAACACTCAACAGTTTGAAGGAGAACCAAACAACCCACGACCATCTGACATTGGTGGTACTGGACAGGGAAGTCCTACAAGTGGAAGTTCAATGAGCAAGAAATCTGCCTACCCTAAAGGTATCACACCAACAAACTTTGAAATTGTAAAGAACACCTTCCAAACCGCAGTAGACTATGACTGGAAAAAGACAAAGACAGTCGAGGAACTAAGAAAGGCAACTGGAATGACGGTAAGAGATGCTAGAGACTTGGTTGCAAGTGAGTTCCAAGGTGTAAAAAGATGGGAGGATGAGGAATGACCAAGGTTTACTGCAAGAAAAAAGTTGTATTTTACGTTACCAAGGGATTTGTAGAGGAGGATGAGGAAGAATGACCAAAAGATTCCACAAATGTGATGAAACTTGCAAACACCCAGAGGAAAAACCCAAAGTAAAGAAGGTTAAAACAGTTTCACCAGCAAAAATTGCAAAAGAAATCAAGGTTACAATGAAACCAGAGGTTGTTACAGTCTATACGGACAAGCCAAACCCAGCAAAGATCAAAATCATTTGGGAAATCATAGATGTAATTGATCAGATAGGAAATTCACTTGAAACTAACAAAGTTTTAGAGAAAACACTTATAACATTAAGGAAATTACAACAAGATATTGCCAACTGAGCTAAATACTAACGAAAACGCAAACGATATGACCAAGAAGCTTTGGGAAAAGCATCAAGGTGACGAATTTACCAAAGTATCTAACTATAAGGAGGCAGTTTGCCTTGGTTGTATGAAGGTTGACGTTGCAGCGGCAACTATTGCTGATATTTGCGGTGATTGTGCAGGTAAAAAAGGTCGTGAACCACTCCTAGCAAAGGTTTGTGACAAATACTATGGTCTTTGCTTCTTTTGTAGCAAGTATAAGTTTAACATTGAACAGGTAAACGGTAGATTTTGCAACACATGTCATACCAGAATTGCCAAAGTCACAAAGGAATACAACGCAAAAGGCGGCTTTATGAAGACAGATCCGTTCTGGATTTCCATGCGTAAAAAACACGGAAAGGACTGGAAACAGATAATGGGCGGATATAGAAAGTCTAATCGGAGGTAATCTTTGTCAATGAATTTCTAAATTTTGCCCATTCAACCAAGTTAGGAACTCTAAGATTCTCCTCTATCTGTGCAAGCAACTCGTTTGTCTTGGACAGTTTGTCCTCAATCTTCTCTAATCTTTCTTCTACTTCACCCAATACAAAGTCAAATCTCATACCTTGTTCTCCAAAATAAATATCATACGATCATTCTTAAAGTCATAGTAACGTTTATCATAGTCTATGTTACATTTACCCTCCTTTAACCCATAGTATCTGCCTACTCTCATGCTTAACAGAGGCTTTCTTAGAAATCTTGGAAAGAACTCTAACTGATTTCTTTTCTCATTGTATCTAACCTTACCATGCATTACTAGTTTCTCATTTCCATCTGTGAAATCCTTTGCATTATCTTTTCTGAAATGTACAATACTTCTAGATAACATTGGCTGTTCTTTCATATCGTTGGAATTTGTTACAACCCATAAACTCTCTCCTTTCACATACAAGTCTATTAGAGGCATTTTATATTCAACATCATCAGTATGTTCCCTATAAACAGCCTTAAACATGTGGTCACTGTCAAAGATATAGATGGATGTTGCCATGACTTATCACAGCAATACTTATTTATAAAGCATATGTACAGATTATAACATGAGTGGTAGAACTTGTAGACACTGTCAGATACCTAAATATGGTTATACTGATGGCAAACATTCCATATATCTATGTTATAAATGTGGCAAGTATGAGGGTGTCAGTGGCGGAGATGAGTCATTTGTTAACGAAATCAATGAAGATCCTATGATATTACTACGCATGATAAAGTCAAAAATATTGATTCCTATAAGTTAATTTATATACCTTACTATATATCTATTTATAATGGTCTCTAAAAAGATTACTAAAGCCTGTGCAAGGATATTTGGTAACTTTGGAGTATCATTTTTCTCACCATTGGTATCAGGAAACATAGCAGTAACCATATTTGATTTAGGATTGACCTTTGAACAAACCATTATTATTGCGTCACTTTCGTCAGTATTTGTAACGGGATTGACAATATCTAGAGAGTTGGAGAAATATGGAAAATCAAGATAAAACATTCTTACAGGTCATGTGTGAGCATTTATGCCCACTATGCTCCGAGAAAGATGAAGATGATGAATAAACCTTAAATAATGGTAAATTCTGAGGGTTTAGTATGATTGATCCATTATTGATCGCAACACTCTCTGTAATTTGTGGAGCAGCACTAAATACCGTTAGAGGTTATTTAGGAGCAACAGGGGAATCTTATTCAATTAAGAAACTCATTGGTGCTTTAATTGTAGCTTCATTTGCAGGAATCGCAGTTGCACAAACTTTGAGCGTAGGAAGTCTAGGGATTACAGAAACCGTATTGATCGGTCTATCTGTTGGTTTCGCAGTAGATTTCGCAGTCTCAAAAGCAAAAAAAACCGTTTAGTAAGATCTTTAAACAACTTACTATTCCTTTTCCATTTTTCTAAAACTTTATAAGTAATGTTCCAAATCATTATATAATGGATGAAGACATATTTTTTAACAAATTTGTCACGAAAGACCTACATCCTATAGGCGGAGATCAACGATTCTTTGAAGGTTATCTTACTGTTCAGGTTAAAGATAAGCAGGGAGAGATTACAATCGTTGACGAATTAATCAAGGTTCTTCCAATTTGGATGGACAGAGGAGCACCAATCAGTGATACTCACAGTAACAGAATTATAGGTAAAGGTATCAGTTATGCTAAAACAGTTTACAAAAGTGCAGAAGGAGATGAATATCCAGCAATCAAAATTACAGGTAAAATACACAAAGACTATCATTTGGATGATGAGATTTGGGGTAAAATTAAAAGTGGAGAGTACAAAGGACTGTCATTTGGTGGAGCAACCAAGGCAAACAGAACACCAAAAATCATGAAAGACGGTAGTGTTGCATACGAATTAAAAAGTTTAGAACACTATGAGGTTGCTGTTTGTAAAGATCCAGCAGT